TAAATACAAAGTAACAAAAAAGGCGCATCGCTGCGCCTTTCTTTCATATACAAAACAAACAAACTATGCCTTTTTGATAATCGGTTGCGCTTGTTTCCAAGCCTGTTTCACCACCTCAGCAGGAAAGTTTGCAAAGTGTGCAATTGCTTGCTTTTGCGTCATCCCTTCAAATGCGAAGGCATTGAATTGGTGGTTACCGATTTTAATTACCAACATTAGTCAGCAATAAAAGTTGTTGCTTCACCTTCAAACCCGTTCAAAAGGTTACCTGTTGCAGCTCTGAAAGCAGACAATGCAACAATGTTACCCGCAGTTTGAGCAGGAAGAGTAAGTGTATAAAGTCCTGGTGTTACAGATGACTCAGTCAAAGCCGAAGGTGTTACAGCCAAATTGGTTGTTTGGTTGAACAACGCGAAGTCAGCTAATTCAGCACCTCTCCATGGCAAGCGGTTAACTGCGTTTCCGTACTCGTAGTTAGCTTGGAACTCGATTTCAGTAGCTGAGTTAACAGTGATGTCAAAATCAACGTCAATAAGTCCGTTAAGCTCAAGAGCAGAGAAAGGAGCGATTAAATCGCTAGGAATCATCCACTGATCACCATCAGTTGTGATGAGTGAGTAGTCCATTGAGAACATAACTTTTGCACCTGCGTCAGAAGTTGCGTCAATGTACTTAGCGTAGAAGCTAAATTGATTTACAGGTCTAGGCACTAATTTCTCGCCTTCTAATTGACCTTTCATGTTACCACAAACGTCAATCAACATAATACCGAAGTTCACGCAGTTGTCAGAAACCTTACCGAAGTATTGTTCGTTCACACCCCAAGCCTCGAAAGTAACAGTTTTGATACCGTTACGAGTTTTGAAACGCTCACCATTGTCAGCAGTCTCAAAGTTCGGGTCAGCCTCCTCGTGAGTTACGTTACGAAGGTTGTTAAATGGATACATTCTTTTAGACGGGTCAGGGTTGTTGATCGCGTCTAGAATATCCTGTGCAAGTGTTGCACTTGTTAAGTCGATACCGTTACGAGTACCATCGTTTGCAAGAATAGGCATCATGTAAACTCCTGACGTAACTCCAAAAGGTTTAACCCCCGGATAGCCAGTGTTTCCAATTCGCCCCTTGCAGTTACATCCAGCAATAGCCATAATCTTGTTTTTTAATTGATTAAATAAAAATTGTTCGTACCAAAATTAGCAATTTTCACAATATCGCTTTATCATTTTGAAATTCACGTCAAGTTCAATCGCTGAAAGCGTGCTATCAAACAAAGCCTTGTCGATGCCGTTTTCATTTTCTGTACCAAATTTAGGAAAGTCGCGAGTAGCGTAATTAAGGCTATCGCCGTCAAAAATATTGCTTAGCCTGTTCATTGTAGCCATGAACTCGTTAAGTAGCGCATATAGCGGCTTTATGGCCTCGTCTTGGCGGTCTACGTTTAACTTTTTCCAATCAGACCAATGTACAAACCAAAGTTTTGCAATAACGGTCTTTGAGCCTCCTGCGTTGTAGTTGTCTGTTTTCTCCTCAGTTGGGGAAACTAACCAAATAAACGGCAGTTTATCGCGCTCCTTGTTTTGCTTGGTCGTTGGGTCCACGTATTTATTCCACTCCCATTTTGTGTTGGAAAGCGTACCATTCAAAAGCAATGGTTTAGGTAGCGAATAGATTTCTAATACCGTGAGCTCTACATCGGTCTCAACAATGAACTCAACCTCAGAAACAATTTGAACTACTTTGGTAGGTACCCCGTTAATGAGTAAACGATCAAGGTAAAGACGTAGCCATTTGGCATCGCAAAACGTAACCGACTGCGTGAAATTGACATCGTCAAACGCACCAACCTCAACAGCCTTTAAAGAGTTGTCCAGGTGATTGATTACATATTCCTGTATTTGCTCGCTAACTAGCTTCATATTAACCAAGAGGTTTTGAACTCAGTTCCTTTGTACGTAGGATAAACGAGCTCTTTATTAAGCTCAATGTATTCTTGTAACAATAGGCTGTTTTTAACAGCTTCGTTGTACAACTTGAATACGTTTGTGTAATTGTCATTTGCAAGCTCGCCTGCCTCGACTTTAGGCCTCATTTGGCCAATGCTAGTATTTAGTGTGATTTGCTCACGTTGGTACTTAGCGTAAATCATGGCGGTCAAGATGTCGTAAAGACCTGAGCAATATTTGCCCTCTCCACATTTTCCCTCAAAAGCAAACTCAGTGAGTAGCTTCTCAAGTTCTGACACCGTTGGGTCATCGTAAAGCAAATTAGTCAACTCATAACCAAGCATTTTGTAAACGGTTGGCTTCTCATAGAGCTTGATATACTCCTCAATGACAGCTTCACCATTGTTAAAAGCAACGGTAATAGCATAACGATTGATAAAGTTTTCAGGGGTTATAAGTTGACTGACTGCCATGGTAATTACTCGATTACGATTTCTTCACCTTCTTTTTTCGCATCGGCCTCAGGAGCTTCGTTAGTCTCAGGAGCTTGTGGCTCTTCAACTTCAACTTCAACTTCTTTTTTGCCTTTTGCTTTGGCTTTTTCCTTTGCTTCTACTGCCTGAGCTTTTCCATCTTTGATGAGTGCCTCAGCAAATTTGTCAGATAGATCTACAACGTGACCTTTGCGATTAGGGTGAAATTTCTCGGTTAATTTAACTTTCATTGCGTAAAGTATTAAAGGTTTCTATGCTACAAACCCCGACAAACCGCTTGGGTTAATGTCGGGGCAAGTGTAGCAGATTATTACTCTTAGTCAGTAATCAATGCGATAGCGTCAGCCATTACACCCTTAACCAATACTTGAGTATCGTTTGCAGAAACAAACTGTACCAATGCTTGCTCAGCAAGAATTGTACGCATGTTGTTTGTAAAGTCGTTGCCGTCTTCTCCAATGTTGATTGAAAGACCTTCACGGAAACGTACGTTTACAACTGACAAGTCACCACCAACAAAATCAAATCCTGAACCAACGAGTGCAAGCTCTGGAATCAATTGCATTCCGGCTACTTGAGTACCGTCAGCAGATTTGAAAGGTGGGATTAAGTAAATACCGTCAGCAGATTTCTCCATGTCCATAGTGGCAAGGATGTCAGGATTAACGAATACAGCCGAAGCAGTACCGAAACCTTTTTGTACTTGTAAAGCTAATGCGCGGAACACGTCAAAGTTTGAAGGTGTAGCGGTTGTGATGCCACCACCCGTGAACAAAGTTGCGTAGTCAAGAAGACCGTTCAACATTGTACCATCGCCAGAGAATAACTCAGTTACAGTTGCAACCTCGATACGACGTAACAAGTTTGCTTGTAAGTAAGAAACCAACTGCGGAAGGTCGCGAAGCATCTCAGTAGAAACTTTGCAGTAAACTGCGATTTTCTGAACCTTAGCTTCTTTCTCTTTGTACTGAACAGATACTTTGGTTTTACCAACACCCTCACCAATGAAGATAGGAGTTCCTTGCTCATTGTACTCTTCAACCCACATTGCTACGCGGTTGTTGATTGTACCAACTGAAACAAGACCTAAGTAACGAGATACGCGTGAACGTACTGCGCTAATTACACCAGTGAAAGATGTCAACAACCAATGTGAAGCTGAGTCACCTCCAAGGATAGTGTTTGCCTCAGTTACGTTAACTGCTGCTTTCACTTGGATGTCTACGTTAGCACCTTTGTTGTTGATTGCGTTGTTGATGTCCTCAGCTTTAGCCTCGAATGCGCTCATTAAAGCCTCACGGAAAGATTTAACTTCTTTCTGTGGCTCGTTGTTAGCTTGTTTCAAAGCCTCGATTTGAGTCTCAACATTTGTGATCGCCTCTTTAATCGCTGTGACGTCGTTAGCGCTTTTTAATTCTTCGATGGATGCTTTGATAGCCTCAACATCTGTTTGGTTTGCAAAACCCTTAGTTGCTAGTTTTTCCTCAAGGGCCTTTACTACTTCTTCTACTGTCATTTTATTAGAATTTAGAAGTTAGAAATTACTTTGCTCCAATCCAAGGCAGGAGCTTCTTTGCCTTCTTGAGTGTCTTTAGACGGCTCGTTGTTGGAAGTGCTTTTGGCGGCTTCCTTGCGACGTGTTCCGCAGCCTTTGCAAAGTCCGTTACCATTGTCGACTGTCATGGTATCGGTTTCTGTTTCGCACGTGTCGCAGTATTCTTTATTTGCGTTCTCTACAATAGAGATTACAGGTGTAATTGCATTGCTACCTTTTACAACGGCAGAACCCTCAACAACTCTTGCTTCGGTAACTGCCCAAAAATAACCATAGTTATCGGCCACTTCTTTGTTGACTACCTGAGGATAGTATTTATCCCAATTCGCTTTCTCACTTGCGTAACTTGGCTCGTTGGTATCTACACAAAGGAAAAGTTTAACGTAGCGCATCCCAACCGAGTGGTTCAGAACGTATCCGTTTTTATACTGCTCAAACATAAACGGATTGCGCTTGTTGTCAATCGTTACGTCAAAGACAAGAGCCTCAGTAGAACCCTCGTAACCTGCACCTAACTTGCTCCATGGCATTTTCTTTGTCGATGCTGTGAAGTCGTTGTTTACGTTGTCAGCGATTACGTATTCAAACTCCATTTCATGCTCTTGCAATAAGTAGAGCGTTTTCATCTCCTGCAAAGACTTTTTCCAAAGACCAGGGATATGGCAGTCC